ATGTTGTAGAACCATTACCTGTGAAGGTATACGTTGCATAGCTAGGACCGCCACCACCACTACTGATCGTGATAGTACCTGCGCCGTTAACAATACTTATCCCGCCACCACCGGTTAATGTGGAGAGCGTAAAGTCCGTGCCGTTACCAATCAGTAGCTGGCCGTTACTAGGTACTGTTGCTGCGTAAGCCGATCTACCTGCGGGATAAGTTACAAAGACATTCTTTGTCCCCGCGCCAAAGTTCACCAAACTTCCAGAATTACTGGAAGATAAAACCGTCGTCCTAGATAGCGTTGTTCCAGACGAGGTGTACGTTCCTATGCCTACTTCCCAGTTAGACCCTGACTGGTCGGCAATGGTGTAAAACGTGGAGTTTCCGTTCCCTATGGCGGAAAACGATTGAAACCCCGTAACCGCACCAGCTAATGTTACTGTGCCGGTGCCTGTGGTTGTGGTGGTTTCTTGTACACGGTCTGCAACAACGAATGCCATGTTAGGTCGTCGCTAGGCGGAGCAATGCAGTAGATGTCGTATTAGAAGGCATCGTCAGCGTGAAGTTACCCGCCGTGATCGTCTGCGATCCAAACGTATGAACACTGACCGCTTTGTTTGACTGTGTGCTGTTATAAATCAACACCGCATCAAACGCCGTGCTTAACGTTACGTTGGTGTACGTGATAGAAGCCGAAGGCGTCCAGTAAGCCGTACCTGCCGTTGCCGAAGCATTGGTGGATGTTGGAGGCGTTGCATTCGTTACCGATACACCACCAGCCGTATAGTTTGTGCCAGTGACTTCACCGGTTGAGCTATAAGCCGTGGTGCTTGCATTGATCGTTGCAGAAGCCAAATACAAAGCCGCTTTAAACGTATCGGCAGTGCTAGTTCCACGGGTGGGTGCTGTACCAAAGTTATGAGTAGCCGTCATCAGCTCGCTCATAAACGAAGTACACATGCTCTGAGTGTTCGCCATTTCAGGCTCCTTTTAAATTAACCAAAAGTTGCTAGTTCAGGTACTGAAAATACTGCCGCTTGCTTTAAGGTTACATGGACAGACCTGTGAACAAGCTCGCCTTCATGCCAATACTCTACCCACGTAGTGTATTCATGCTCATTATCAACCACTCCCTCGCGCTTCTCAAGAAGGGATTCGTCCATCTCGCCCTTAGTGGTGTTAATCATTATTCAATCCGTAAAATGGCGTCAGTGGTTGACGCGGCTGGGAAATAAACAACAAGATTTGATGCTGTCTTCGTAATGTTCTGACCGAAGTTTAAAACACACACCGAACGATTGCTATTGGTACTGTTGTAAATCAAAGCACCATTGGTCGTCAGTGTTACGTTTGAGAACGTTGCATTGTCAAAAGACCAGTACGCAACAGTTCCAGAAAAGGTTGGCGTGATGTTTGTGAGCGTGATGCCGCCGGCGGTGTAATTGGTTCCACTGACTTCACCGACCGTTGTGTAAGCAGTCGTTGAGGCACCGAGATCCGCATTGGCGGTGTATAAGGCAATCTTAAAGACATCACCAGTGCTCGCTGTAAAGTTATGAAGACCTTGGGCAAGTTCTACCTTGAAGCTGGTCGTCAGTGTCTGGATTATGGCCATTACACAACCTTATCCCGAACCTGGCCCGATCTGTAAGCGTCCATGCGCTCCATGCCATCACCAAGACGTTTAGCAAGCGCCAGTGCCTCTTTGTACCGATTCGTCACTTGAGCAATCATGTCAGGCTCACCCTTCAAAAACGTGTAAGCCTCTACCAAGGATCCGTACAAAAGCACCGAATCAAAGTTCTCACTAAGCCACGTGGTCGTTGCATCCACATTTCCATCTGTAATGGATGTGGGGTAATAGAAATAATGCAACTCAATTGAATACGCGTAGTCAGGCGTTGGACCCAATAAGAATGTCAGCTCTTTGGGTAGCGAATAATCAGGGCCAAATAATGCATAGCAATAAGGACGCCCTGTGTTCCCTGACCCTGTTGGAATGGGAAACGATTCCCGAATAAAGTTAACGTCCTTGTTAAGCAAGTAATGATACGAACCATCCGTATCAATCACCGCCATGGAATAGGGCGCCAAAAAGTCCGTTGGGCACTGGAGATACCGATTGTTTGCTGTAGCCGTTCCCGTTACATTGCGGCGCAATGAAGGAAATTGGACCGTATTAAAAACACGCTGCTCTGCCTGCTGGGCAAAGACAGCCAACTGCGAATCAGCAAAGATGTTTTCGCAGTAGTTGTTAATATTGTCCTTCAGCTCGCCCCAGTTCACGCCATCGGCCCCCGGCTCATCAAGCCTTTCGTAGCAGCACCCGTACCACGCATTTTAATCCCAGAAGTCTTAACTTCAACATTAGGATTCATAGCCACACCAGCCGTGGGCTTCCAGTCTGGAACCATGTGGTAAGGCATGTCTTTGCCAGGATTGGGCGAGGCTACTACCTTGGCTCCAGTCATCGTATGCGGCTCTGCATAAACAGACGCCGGACCGACTTCCTTGCCTTTTACTTTCATGGAGTATTTGGCCATGGCTTATCCCTGGTTGCGTGCGCGTGCAAGGTTCCTGCCCATCTTCTTCATCATCTCTGAAGTGGGGCCACCTTTACGCATTTTGGTTAAAGGCTTGCCAGGATGCATAGCCTTCTCATGCTTATGAACCGCAGCAGCAGCGGTTTTCTTGTCTTGCTTAATATCGTCTTTCATATCGACTCCTAAGATACCGTTACCGTTCCAAGCCTTGCTTGACCAATCAAATGATTTGGCGTCATGCCAGAATCAAAATACCGTGCGCCACCTACTGGATTCCATCCCCACTCAATCACACGGCTGCCTTCTAATGGCACGCCCGTATATAAAGGGTTGGTTCCTACTGTATTGTTGGTCTGCATCCCGTTATAGCCTGATTGGTAATACGAATTGGAATCGGGACGAGGATTCCTAACCGCCTGTGGGTCGTCCACAGGATACATTCCTAATTGCAACTGCGGTTGATCGGGGTTCCAACATTCAGGACATGCCAGTATATTGACATTTTTTGTCTTAATTACCAAGGGCTTTAGCTGCTTAAGCTTATAGCGAAAGCCACACACATCACATTGTGCAATAGCATATTTGCCACTTGCAAATTGATTAGGCATTTAGAAGCCTCCGCTCCCAAGGAATCCTTGCCTGGGGACCAACCTCAGAGGAGCCTTTTCACGATCTTCATCAGCAGCTAACTGCCATGCCTCATCGTATTGGGCCTTTAACATCCCCATCCTATCCAAACCACCTTCCACTTTCATCGATAGCTTGTACGCCAAGCCGGCAATCAAAGCCTCTTGGAAACGATACGGAATATCTTCAACGTTAACACCGTTACCAGCGTCTTGTAACCTTCTCATGCGCCAGTAAATCAACGTGTAATACGGATCACTGATAGATCCCTGATCGGGTGCCGGCCATACCGTTACATTAGGAAACTTGGTATTACTTACCGTGGACCCCGATGAATGACTGGCAGCCGTCGTATTGTTCTGCGCTCGGATTACATTATCCAGCGTTGCATAAGCTGATGCGCCCGTTGCCACATTCTCGGCTTGGGTGCTAGTTCCGTAGTAATAAATCGTCTCCGATCCAATGTTTGCATATCCTGCATATGGCACCCCTGCGAGAGAAGACATTGGTATTGACGTAGCCGTTGAGCTGATACTTGCGGCCAGGGTGCCTGTGAAAACATATGTTTGACCGCCTTGTCTGTCAATGTAAATCTGAATCGGTCTGCCAGTAGCAAGCTTATTTGGAATCGTTGAATACGTGCTCACCGAAATCCGGCTGATATTGATATCAACTTGATTCGTGCCCGTGCCAGTGCGGATAATCGTCTCTACCAGATCCACGGTGTTGATGGGAATGGGATAGGTAATCTGATTAGCGTAGAGCTGTATGGCTCCCTGCTCCATGGTCCATAAATTAATACCGCGATTGGACCACTCTGATAACAACAGATTTAAAGACCGCCTTGCCGTACGCAAATCATAGCCCGACCGAAGCTCTCTACCGCATCGCTCAAATGCCTCTTCCACAATCTCATTTAGATTGGGATCAAAGTTAGTAACGCCGGTCGTGTACGCCATGATTATCCTTTGGCAGTCAATGCTGACTTGCGAAACGCCTCTGCCGTGGGTGCCCCTTTAGATCCTGGCTTACGCATCTTTTCGCCAGATCCTGATGCAATACGCTTGCGCTTGGCGTGTATGTTCGCATACAAACCAACAGGTCCACCTTTAGCGAACTCTGTGAAATCTGTGTCATCACGGCGTGCCTTGAGCTTGCCCTTGGGCATTTTGGACGGATTGATTATTCCCATTCCCCTGCTTGCTAGCATTCATAGCCTCCATCAGTGCGCCTATACCAAGTGGTAGGTAAGGTCCTATTGCACGTAAATAATTTGGCGCACTAAGTGCGTTATACGCCGGTAGCTCCGGGGCTCCAACCGTTGGCATATCGTAGGTAATGTAATCGGTTTGCTGTTGGCCTGCAACAGGGAAGAAGAAATCAAATCCGCCCGTGGTTGTCGTCTGCCCACCAGGAACCGTTACCTTTGCGCCAGGACCCGTTGTTTGCCCACCGGTTACCGTTGTCTGTCCGCCAGGCACAGTCGTTTGGCCACCAGTCGTTGTGACATCTACTTTGTCATCCTGATCGATCACAACATCTGTCAAATCAGTTTTGACATCTTGATTATTAACCGAAACATTATTGTTTGTACCCGTGGTCGTTAGGCTTGAACCAGGGCCGTTTGTTACATTCACACCGCCCGTTATGCCTAATGGCGTGCCTGTTGTTACACCAGACGGAACACCGCTTACATTCGTTAGCGAACCAAGACCACCGGCGGGAGTACCCGCAGTATTTTGCGAAAGGTCTGTGCCGGTTGTTCCGGGTGTGCCGCCAATAATCGTTCCTGTTGCCGTATCCACCACAACATTCTGTCCGGGCTGCAATGCATTGATTTGCGCCCCCGAAAGATTGGATGCATTCACAAGAACCGGTTTACCATCTGGACCCGTGACAATAGCTTGAGCCGTACCGGGACTGACAGAAAGAACATTGGCCGTCGCAAACTTACCAGCATTAGCGGCCACCGACATATCCGCCCCTGGCTGGCTACCAAGCGTTGTTGATGTTGCTCCTGGTGTTACACCAACCTGCTGATTGGTTTGTCCAGCCTGCGCGTTTGACGTGCTAACGTTAGCCGCTTGCGATTGATTTAACGACGTTGATGGTGAAAGTGCTGCTGCAAGTCCTATGGGTTGCTGCGCTTTAATCTCTTTGGCCTGTGTAATTAAACCAGCAGGCACTTCGTCTTGAATATCAAATGGATCGTAAGGCTTGTAGCGTGATGAATACATCAACACCTGTGTGCCAGGTTCGTTCCAGACATTCTGTGTGGTGTAAAGCTCATTGGTCTCTGGGTTTAGACGAACCTCTAGCCCCGTCTCTTTGTCGCGACCTACGCTAATAGATCCGTCTTCATTAACCCGCTGAATGCCTTGCACAAGTTCGCCTGCAACTTCAGGAAACTCCCTACCTTCGTATCTCGACCCTGGGTATTGCAATGCACCATCTTCAGTAAAGAACTTTTGCTGAGAATTATCAAGCGCACTGATATTAAGTTTCTTGCCAATCTCAGAAATAGGTTTGTTTGTCAGGATCTCATCAAACAATCCCTTGTTTTGCTGCACAAAGTTCAATACAGCCATGGGATTTGATGCCATCGCCGTGATGTTTTCACCGCCCGTGGCCAGCGTTGTAAACAACAACTTAGCTTGATTGGGCGTGATAGCACCATTCGTGGCTTTCACTAACTTCTCAACCGCTTGTGGCGCCAAAGCACTAGCAGCTAATTGCTTCGGATCAATCTCGCCTGTTGACATTAATTGGCCAACTGCAAGCCCAACTGTCCTTGCCACCGCAGGATTTGTACCGGTTGGCAAATTATCTGCCGCCCAATTCGTTGCGTACTGAGCCATCCATGGTGCTATACCACCAGCAATAAACCCTTGGTTAAAGTCGCCACCAGCCATCTCTGCTGAGACGCCTTTGTAAACCCCATTCGCAATAACCGTTGCAGCCGCTTGTGCAGCCGGTATGGACATCCCTGCCTCAACCAGAATGCCCGCTAGCCCACTATTAGCCGATAATCCTAATGACGCAGCCTCTGCCGCTGTCATGCCAGTAGCCGTTCCTATAACCTCAGGTAACAGGTAAGGAGCCGCTATAGCCGCAACAAACATTAATGGCAGTGCGTATTCTTGTGCTCCATACTTCTCACGCCAAGAGCTTGTTACGCCAACTGATCCGCCGCTTGACGGACCAATAAAGTATCCCGTACTTCCTTTGCCTTGGCCCTCTGATCCAAACTCCCAGTACCCGCCATTTTGCGACTGTGGCACTGCGTGTAATTCTTTGCCCGTTGATTTGTCGTAATACACAACAAACGGCGCTTCGCTTTCGACAATCTCATCAGCCTGCCTGAAGTCATCACCAGACTGAATGGCTGGCGCCAAATCTTGAACCATGCGGTTTTCTACCTTGGTTCCAATCTGACGCAGATCCGATATGCCATAACCCTCAAGATAGTTCACCATCTTTTGCAAGTGATGATCCCATCCATTGTTTTTATCCCAAACGCCTGATTGCTTACCGCCACCAGTCACATCAGTAAGCTGCTGCGTAAGCCTCTCTGCTGGCGTCATCTTTGCATCCGCTTCGGCTGCATCAATGTAACTCTGAATACCTGTCTTTAACGTGCTCCGTTCATCAGGGTTTCCGAGGTAATTAATTAGCTCATCAAGCGGTACGTTTTTATCTTTTGAGAACCTGTAAATCTCGTCATAACCAAGTTGATTGTCACTTCCCATGGCTTGATTTAGCCCTTGAGAAATAAACTCGCTTCTACGGTATGAACCTATATCTGACGCATTAATACCCAATATCCGGCTGGCATCTTCGTCAGAAAGACCCTTTTGACTTGCAAACTCAAGCGCCTTGTCCATGCCCGTCTGCTGGCCAAGAGATACAAAGTCTCGCCTTAGCGCCCGCTCTTCTGGCGTAAATGCACTTTCTGTATTAAGTGCTTCTATAAGCTGCTGCTTGTTTTCCGGTGCCAAGTATCGGTTAACAAAGTCTTCAATCGACATCTTCGATGTGCCGACTTCGCCCAATATCTCATCAATACTCAGACCGTCTGCTGACGCTTCTTGCAGGCGTCGATTAATCGGTATATCCGCAAATGACTGTGCTAGCGCATCTGGCTGCTGGTTAACAAATCCCGCAATGTCTGCCGGATTTAAGTTATTAGCTTTGGCATAGTCATACAGCTTTCCAAGATCAATCTGATTTGTCTTGGGGTCTGCCATGCCGGCAATCGCATCCTGGGCGGCACGTAACTCCGGCGTCAAACTATTTCTTGCATTGAGTTGCGATACCAGCGCAGCTTTTTCTTCTGCGGAGCCAGCAAAGTAGTCCTGCACAAACTGCGTAAAGTCTTTATCGGTATCACTTTGGATACCAATAATTTCATCTAGCGTCAGCTTGCCATCCGATTTGGCATCAGTAATCTTTGCCTGAATGTCCGTCGTCGTTCTGTAGTTAGCAAGGTCTTCTGGTTTAACACCTATATACCCGGCTAACTCATCGTCGGATAAACCAAGCTTTGATCCAACGCCTATCGCATCTGCATAGGTAATCTGGCCCTTGCTGTCTTTTGCTGCGTCTAATGCAGCGCCTATTTCTGACGACCTTTTCCCGCCATTAAGCGCCGACAAATCGGCCCCTGTCAGTGCAGCAACTTGGTCAATAGCTACCGTATCAAATAACTTTGAATCAGCAAGATACTTAGCATTGGTATTGATCGTATTAGCCAATACCTCTGGCGTCATCGAAAAGAACTTCGCCAGGTTTTTTGTGTCTACCCCAAACTCTGATGCCGCCTTAATGGCATCCACCAGACTGACCTGATTTTTACTGTCTGCATACTTAGACAGGTTTTGCCTTGCCTGCTCATATTGCAAGCTATCAACGGTAACGTTAGGTATAAACGCTTCTACCGCTTGAACAACGTCTTGGTACGATACGTTATTGTCTTTGGCGTACTTAACAATGTCTGTGATTGACAGCTCATTGTTCTTTGCTAGTCCGCTGATATCTTTAAGAATACCTTGGTTCTTAGCAAATAAAGCACTTTCCGCAGACCCGGCCGTATCCCTTGCTTCGCGCAATATGGCGGCTATTTCATCCGCACTCTTGCCGGTTGAATCCCAGTACTCAAGACCACCTTGGTCAGGGTTTCTGCCAAGGATGGATCTATAAAGCTCTGTTATCTGTGCTGCGGATGCATCTTGGCTTGTTGCCATAGAAGCTTAAGCGCAACCACCTTTACGCATCTTGATCATGGTGCCCTTGGTTTTACCCTTGGTTGCCACGCCATTGATCGAAGGAGCAGCAGTTTTAACCGCGCCCATTTTCTTTGGCATTACAGCACCACCGGCCTTATAACCACCAGCAGCCATCTTCTTTGCAGGTTCTTTCTTCATAGCTCTTTGCTCCGATAATCCAATTGCAATTGCTTGCTTGGGGTTGGTAACTTTTTGCCCAGAGGAAGACTTTAACTTGCCTTCCTTAAACTCACGCATAACACGGCCGACCTTATCCATCATATGTACTTCCCACGTGTCTTGCCTTTGGTTGCAATACCATCAGCTCGTTTCGATGCCGATCCAACCTTACCGCCTGACTTCCAACCTTCTTTCATGCGTCTGCGTGCAATATACATATCTGGCTCATTGCCAAGCCTGTCTTTACGTAAATAACTTACGTTCGTTGATCGTGCTGCACGTGCGTCTGGCGCAAAGGACGACATAGCCGGACCTTCGGACTTTGCAGGTTTTTCAGCTTTAGGCGTTTCTTTGCGACGTGTTAGACCTTGCTGAGCATTCATGTAATCACGTAGGTTATCAAACCCTGCTTTTTTCATCTGCTCTTTGGTAACTATCGGTGCTTTAGCAGGTGTTTTGCTCACCGTCGTTCTGGAAAATCCAGCGCCACCAGGCTCTGCAAACTCAGAAACGCTGATACTTTCTTTGATCTTGGGCTTTTTGCGCTCTTCTTCAGCAGCCGCGTTGATGTCTTCTTGGATAGTCCTTGGTCCTACCTGCCCAAAACCTTGGTACTCGGAGTAAGAATCAACCTCTCCACCGACTTCGTAGCGTTTGACTTTGCGCTTCATGCTAGCCCCTACTAAAGTATTATATTACGCCACGTGGCGTAATTAACCCATTTTGATCATCTTGCCTTTGGTCTTGCCACGCATGGCACAACCATCAGCAGCTTTGACGTACCCGCCTTCTTTGAACATGCGGCCAAGGTTAGGGCGCTTGTCCATCTTGCGTAGCTTCTCGTCTTCTACTTCCTGCTGCATTGCACCACGTTCTTTCTGGGTGGGTACCAGGTCATAGTTAGGATTGTAGTTCGTGTCGCCATGGCGCCCACGGCCTTTACGAGGATCATTTTGCATCATCATTTCCTTTCAGCGAGGGCATCAATTTTTGCTTCAAGCCTTCCAATGCCTGAGTCAAAGCGTTCCATAAGTTTTTCAAGATCTTGCCTAACTTCTGCGCGAGTGATGTGATCACGGGCTATTTCCTCCCGAGTTCTGTTGAGCAAAATCTGGATGCGCTTTTGCTCATCATGGTTCATCTTAATCATGAACATGACCAATGCCACGAAGAAAGATGTGATTAGATTCCAAACTAGAGCACCCGTTTCCATTTAGCACTTCCACTTCCTCAAGGATTTGTTAATGCGGCTATCTGGGTCGCTAGCTGTTTTTGCTGACGTAAGCTTCTTTTTCACCCCCTCCATCCTGGCACAGAATGATTTCTTACGCGCACCGCCCTCTGGCTGAGGAGCTTTAAGACCCGGCTTACCTGGATTGGCTTTGTTGTAAGAAGCCCGGCCCTTGGCGTTTAAGCCGCCTTCCGGGTTTTTTCCTTCTTTGCGCTGCCAAGCAGGAGACTTAGCCATAGAACACCGTAGTGTGTATATCCGTTGCTAGAAACACACGTATACCGGTTTTTACAAGAATTCCTTCACCAGGAACCACTATGGTGTACGCCGTTGCATTAGACGCATCCACTTGTAGTAAAACATCATTCCAAACAGTTACGCTACCGCTTGTCGCACCAGAATTGGCTACCGTCACCGTAAAGGTATTAGCATCAGCAACAGTCTGTACTTGGTATGGGTTGTCCGTAAGATCCCAGTCCAAATAAGCCCACTCACCAACTGCCAGTCCGTGATTTGTAGCTGTTATGGTTGCTGTAGTTGTAGACCTTGTATACGTTCCAGTAATACTAACATTATCTACAAACGCACAATAACCTGTTGCACCCGTAAACGGAAAAACCACCGCACCCTTTAGGCGAGTGCGATAGTTAATCATCAGACCGCTTGTAGCCGCATGTTTGGATAAAACATCGGTTTGCATCCCCATGATGCGCCCCTATTAAGACGTTGCAAACGGTGTAGCGGGTGAGCTTGTACAGTTGATGACGCCTGTCACCATGTACTTAAGAGCTGCAATCGCAACGATCTGTACCCATGAACCAGCAACGCCACCAGTGGTCGTGCCATTCAGATTGATAAAGTCATCGTTTGCACCAGCCGTAAATCCAGCCATGGCACCTGACGAATCAGTATCAACGCTCATAATAGAACCGACAAACCGGTCTGTGCCGTTAGTTCCAATCTTCAAAGACGATGTGGAGATCGTGGTTGGAACCCAGATGGTGTAGGTAACACCTTCGTTATTGGCCGTATTGGGATCATTGCCAGGACCTGACGAAGATACGTTAGCTGAAGTATTAATTGCAGGAAGCGTAAGAACTACGTTAGCTGCTAATGACCCGCCAACAGAAAGTATTCTGCCGCCATGGGCCACTGGATTCAGTGTAGTGCTTGCTGTGATTTCTGCAATAGTGGACGGGCCTTGCTGATAAATGCCGCCCAGTGAACGGATAGGACCGTCAAAGGTAGTGATTGCCATGTTAACTCCGCGTAGTAGCGCATCCCCATACCGTCTCTACTAAGTCTGCTAGGCCAGTCGATATGGGTTAAATCCTAGTATGTTGTTTGTATCAGTTTGTGGGGTGGGTGTCAATGAGCTTATTGGATTTACGCAGGTTTTCCTCTTGCGTCAAGACACGTAGATTCCATGGCACATGCAAGCCGCATACGTTTTCACCAAATAGCGGTATCTCGTGATCTACGGCGTATTTAACTCCGGTTGCTTTGGTCATTTCTAAGGCTAACCGGTATTTCAAACGTATCTCCATGCGATCTTTTTCAGTAAGCCATTTAGGTGTGGCTTGCCTAAACCTACGCCTACGCATATTTACCAATTCTTTGTATAACTCTGGATTGGATTTTTTATGTTTGTTTCTTGCCTTGCGCCTTTCTTCTGTTGACCTATTTGCAGCTTTAGCAATCACAGCATCCTTATTCGCCTCGTAGTATTTGCGCTTTGCTTTCTGGCCGGCGTCTGATTTGTTGTACTCACGATAGTAATCAGCGCGAGTAACGTTTGATTTTTCCCATTCAACCTTGAGGCAGTCAACGCATGAGCCTTTTGTTTTGCGTGGCGCTATGTGGCCATGCTTGCAGGGCTCTCCTGTGAAGTAATACTTAGCGCCAGTTGCCATAGCTTCTTGGCGTGTTTTAGGTAAGTTTGTAGTGTCCATATGATCTCCTGTGTTTGACACAGTGAATTATAGGACAAACAAAAGGGGGTCGTCAAACCCCCTTCTGTTATTACAAGGTGCCTTAAATTAGGCGCCCTGTGACCCAAAGATACCGAGCGGGTCCGAGACCCCGAATGAGTAACGCTCACGGGCTTTGTATCTGACATTGCCCGTATCAAAGTCACCGTCCATTCCAGTCTGCATCGGTGTCCGCACGAAGTGCTTCAAACCGTTAGGAACGTCGGTCGTAAGGAACCAGCCGTTCGTGTCAGTCAAGAAGTGGTTGATCGTGTAGCCCTCAGGAATACTTCCGTTGTTCTTGATGGCGTTGATGTCGTTGTTGTTGGTGCCGACACGGAGTTCGGTTTCCAACAGACGCGTTGCCACGAACTGGAGGTTGGGAGGAACGATCAACTTGCGGGGACGAGCTGCGATCAACAGACCACGTTCATCCGTCCATGCTGCGATCTGAATGACTGCGTTTTCCAACGAAGTTTCATTCAAGTCAGCCTGGGTGGAGGGCGTGTTGCTGTTGGTGCCGCCAGAGACCAGCGGATGTGAAGTGGAGAACAGGGGCTGTCCATCACCGTAAGTAACGGTAGATGCCCATCCGTTGTTCAACACGGCTGCTGCTTTCACCTGCTTGGTGTATGCCATGGCGCGTGCAAGTGCCTTGGTATAACGTGAGCTGAGGCTATCGTACAGGTTATCTTCAATCGCCTCTTCGGTGATCGAGAATCCCATAGCGATGGTCTCGTGGGTGTAGCGAGCCGTCCAAGCTTCCTGTGCGTTGTCGTATGCAATCGCAGAACCTTCGTTCTTAACGGGTGCAGCCGAGAAGCCAGACAGCTTGGTTTCCTCTTCAAACGAACGCTCAGAGGTCTCGGTTTCGTAGATCTCTTTGTGTTCTTCGCCATAACGAGCGTACTCAAGACCGAACAGTGCGTTCAGGCCGGGGAGCAGCTCTTTCAGTAGTTGTGCGCGTGAAATAGCCATTTAAGTTTCCCCTTACAGTCCGACTGGGTTGTTGTACGCATGACCACCAGTCACCACGCCAGTTGCCTGCACCACATAGGCTGCATTGAACTTAACGATGATTTCAGGGTAGTAAACCGTACCGCTATAGGTAAATGCCGTGTCAGGCACCACGTCGATGACTCGCATGGGCAGTGTGGCCGTTACTGCGCCCGAAGCAATATCCACTGCATAACGCGAATCTTTGGTTGTCGTATTCAGGGTGTTAGCCACCAAGGATACGTTCAGGCCAATATCGGTATACGTAAAGCCAGAGGTCGTCGAAACAACCGTGGTTCCGCTAACACCGCAGACCTGGAACAACTGGTCTGGATCTTCGCAGATATACGCAATGATGTCGGTATTGCTTGCCACCGAAGTGTTAGCAATCCATGCCTGTGAGAATGTGGGTTGGCCAGTTACTGACGAAACAAACTGGCAGCCCATGAACACACCAGCAAAACCGGTGGCCGGGGCAGCAGTCGTTTCCGTGCAGACAACCACGCAACCGTTGCTGTCAAACTTAACAGGATCACCAAAGCCAATTGAGCTTGCGCTGGACGAATAAATCCGACGCTGGCGAGTGGCTCCGGCAAATACCTGACCGCCGATCAGATTGATCGGACGCAGACCATAAGGGCCTGAAATCGTCGGGTAAGCCATGCTTAACTCCTAAAAGGTTTATCTTTTACCAAAACGAACTTCGGTGCGCTTTTCATTAAAGAGCGGCATCCTTGGATCGTTCTCTCGCATAAAGTTGCTGTCCACACTCTGCATCCAATCATTGGCTTGTTTCAGGTAATGGTTATTACGCTGATCGGCCATTTCCGCAGGGGCGCGGCACAACATCAATCCGCCAATCTCAATGTTTCCGGTTTGAGGTCCGGTTGCGAGCAGGGCTCGGGCTACTTCTGGATAGTCTTCCCACTTACATGGTTCAAATCCATCCTGATAACGGGTGGCTACATTGCGTGCGTCGGTCTGCCCCATGATCGAGGTCCGAACCCAACGATGTCTCCATCCGTCGCGTGGCGTAGGGTCGGGCAATGAGCTGGGCGGCTTCCACTGCTTGGGACGTTCCGTGTTGTCACGGGTCACTGCTTCACGGGATTCGCGGCTCATATTTTTCCTTCCATACGTAGTTTTGCCACTTGTTTGGCATATTCTTCAAGCGGAACACCCAGTCTCCGTGCCGTGTTGGCCTCAGATGCTGTTAGCTTCAGTTTTTTAGGTGGCGAGCTACGCGTTGCCGGGGCAACCACCGAAGCAGGACGTTTAGGTTTTTCCTCTGGCTCATCCTGTACGCCAAAGTACTCAGGGAATTTCTCCCTTATGCGAGAATTTATTTTCTCGTAATACTCATCCGTAAGTGCATATTGATCACCATGTTCCCGGGTAAGCTTTTTATGCAGGCCCATGGCAAAAAATGTCATCTCATCGTCAACTCCAGGCTCGCCTGATTGCCCAAACCACGGGTTATCAGATTTCCATTTATCAGCCTTTTTGTCG